CGTGCTTCCTCGGTGTTATTCCATCTTTGAGCCACCCATCTTGCCACAAGTGTCGTTTCTGCCTTTCCGGGACCAAAAGAGTGTTCTGAGCGCGTTATCATATGATATCCGCCTATTCCAAGTTCTGACAAATTTGTCATGCCAGCCGGCGAAAATGTTTGATAATCAACATATAAATATTGACCAGGATATGCATTTACATTTGCATAAGATTTGATATTTACATCGTATACTTCTCGCAACTGCTTTAAGCCGTCATAACCTTCTTGTACAAATCGAACCTCTTTTAAATAAGGGGAGGGCGTTGCTTGAAAGTTTATCGTTTTTACTACTCCCCTATCTTTTCCAATTCCATAATGAAAAATTCCGCTCTTTTCGTCCATCTCACGATCCCCCAATAGATAGTCGGGGGGCTGCACTCTTGAAACATAATAGACTAAATAATCAAATTGGCCATCTGGGCCCGGATTCGGATTGGGCATGCCGCGCTCACCAGAAACATTCAATATATCCATGGGGTTACTGTTAACTCGGCGCCCGGGTGTCGCCCTTGAAGTAAGCTGATCGACCTGCGGGTTGGGCGAATATGCAGTAATTGCAGCTTGCCCCAGCTTGACAGCCTGTTTAACATCGCCCCCAAAACACTTATCGTCAGTTAAAAAGTTTGTCACAAATTCATTAAAAAAATCAGTACAAAATGTCGCCAATGGATAAATGGCCTCATCTTTTTTAAGCATTTTCTTCGTAAGCCATTCCATAAAATATTTAACTGAAATTGGAATGTCTCCTAAAGATACGTTGGGCGCAATTGTGCTTTTGCTTCCCACCATCTTAACATTCGTAATTTCCACTGGGCCCAATCCCAATCTAAACTTTTTAAAATTGTTGTAAGCGTTTTTGTCGCCGCCGGGTTCCTCGCTGGTGGCTTTGAGAGCATCGTCAATCCCTTTCAAAATAATATCCATTAGATCGGTAATATAAAAGTATCCGATATTATATATCTCGGGGTCGTCCTTGCTTTGAGTTGAAAACCGATCTAGAAGGGTCTCGGAGATGCCCCCCTCCTCCGATTTGGGGGGATCCGGGTCCAAGGCTTCCGCCGTCTGAGTCTGTAAATCTTCAACGTATTCTGTCCTAGAAGCTTCGTCCCCCCATCCTTTCAAATATTGCGCCTCCGTATTAAATGCCAGAAAGTCCTCATACGCCAAATGAATAAAATTAATCTTGCGCTCAGTGGAACCTGCTTCCTCGGCATCCTCCTCGCTAGCGGCGGGCCCTGCCAATTTCGCTATTAACGTTCGAAAAGCTTCTTGCTTATCCTTGACTTGATTCTCTGCATACTTTGTCTCTTTTTTCCAATCCGTTGATTCATCAGAACCACACGCTTGCGTATATCTTGCAAGATCTGACGCCCTGTCCGCTATGCGTTTCGCAATATCAGGATCAGCAAAAATATTATACTGGCTGCGATTGAAATTGTCCTCAACATATGCCAAATAATTTTGTTCATAACGAACGCGACCGTAATCATCAATATTAAAACGGTGGGTGGTCGGTGTTAGGTTTATGCTAATAAATGAATCATAAATGGCATCCAGCAAGTCGTTTCTATGAATTCCCTTCTCACCGGTGTCGTCCCAATAGGTTCCACTTCCAAAGCCTAAGATTCCTCCCTTCGGAACTGCCCACCCGACGACTGCCTTTAATCTAAACCTTAAATTTTTAAGATTGGTTGCAATTTCTTGTTTCTGTGCATCGGATGCGCCATCCAATTTTTCTAACTCTTGAATCGACGCTCCTCCCGTCTTTAAAGCCAAATCGGCATATTTGTATCTCTCTCCATTAGAGGCGACTCGATCTCTTAGCAACTCATCAAAACTTTGCGCAAAAATAGTCATTTTGGCACTAATAGACCTCTGGACTGCGAATGGATCTTGCCCCTCATAGGCAAAATCAAAACTTTGCAAGCCGACGCCGGCGCCTCTGCTTTGCTTGGTGCGCGTAAAATCTAAATCAGTGTGGCGATGCTCATGTGGTCCCGGGTGGCTCGGTGATGTAAAATAAGAGGCAAATGTCATTTCAGTTTCTACATCGCGCCCATCTTTTTCCTCAACTTTAAAAAGTCGAATACTCGGCTGAAGGCGCGACAAATCTTTTGTTTGCATATTAAAGAAAGTCGCTTGATTTGAGTTCGCAGTCATTCTATTGATAAATCCATATGGCTGACCATCAACAACCAGTGGAGCATTTACGCCTCGGTCTGGACTGTAGGGTAAATACTTTTTAGATTTCGCTTGATTGTCTTCTCTCACTTTTTTTGCTATTAGGGGTTCGATAAAAGCCAACAAGAAGCATTGTTCATTGAATTCAATGTCTAATTCTTGTGGCTCTTCTTCTTCGTCTTCTTCGTCAACGTAGGTGCCCTCGGCGATGGCCTGGTTCTTGAGTTCGGCTTGCCTGGCGAGGATGACTCCTCTCGCTTTGGCTTTTTCTATCTGTTCTGGGGTGACTGCCATAACTTATACCCTCAACATCTTCAGCACATTTTCAATATTCAGTGGGATGTAAATAGTGAAACCAGGAGTTATATGTGCTTCTGTGGGATATCCATTATACCACGCAATCACCCACCACAACCTTTCGTCGTTATAATATTGATATGCTAGTTTATAATACCTATCGCCATAACCCCAAAGATGCGCTGTTGTTGCCAGAGACGCGCGATCTGCCGTAGTTGGGTGGTGTATTATGGGGGTGACATATTGTACAACTTTCTTTAAATTTCTTGGCTTTCTCAGCGGCTCATAATATTCACCCGAATTTATTACAGTGCGCGTTTTGTTGTATCTTGTTGGCATAATTTAAATTTTCCTTTTACTCGTCACGGGTCTTGGCCGGATCCGCCGGGAACGGCCGGCAGCCCTAGGTCTTTGTTCAACGCCTCGTCTGCCGTGAGGGGACCCTCGTAGGTCACCTGGGCCGAGGCATTGGCGCGTACCTGATCAGATACGCCAGGGGGCGGACTGGCATTGGGAGTGGGAACAATATTTTGGTATGGGGCATTCTCGTCGGCATCATTTAAATTAACACCATAAGGAAAATGCTTTTCTGAAAAACTAGATGGATCATTTTCATCCCAGCCCAATGGGTGCTCGTGAATCACATCAAAACTTATATTAATTGTAATTAACTTGGGCAGTACGGTATTTGCCTGCTTTTCCACAACACCGGTATCATCGGCAAGATGGTGATCGACGTTGAGGTTTTTAATAACCCCCAAAAGACCCCTGGTGGGATCAGAGGTAGAGCTATAACTATCATAATTGGCGCCCATGGTGTCGATATCGCCGGTTGCCGTAGGCGCTTGTCTGATTAGGTTCATGATCTTAAGTCGAACAAGGGGCGACTGAGAAATAGTTTGTGCCTGATCAACTTTCGCATAGGTAGGATACAGAAATTGAGTTAATCCTTGCACTTTCCCCAAGTTCTCATATGCTTCGCCGGCACTGGCGGCTGGAATTTTAATTCCTAAGGTTATATTTCTAGTTGTGCCTTTAAACATCTGAATTGCATCGGAGCGCCCAAATACATGCTCCGGAACCCAATTGGAATTATACTGTTCAGTAAACTGTGATATAAAAGCTTTAAAGAAAATGGACTTCTGGCTGGGAAGATGCAGAAAGGAAACAACTGTCTCTGCAAAATTGGCATATGCGTCACTTCCGTCGCTGTAAGAAGCATCGGTAGTCGTGACCCCTGCGGCCCGAAGAAAAAGCTTCTCCTCAATCTTCATTTTGCGATTCGATATGGGAACGGCCCGATATCTGCCTGCCTTAAAACTATTAAAAAATGCCATATTTTAAGTACTCCTTTATCCTAATCCGTTAATCTGCTTGATTTTGTTTCCGTAATATTCATAAGCAACTTTTCCAATCTCATTGCCGTCGATTTGAACAGGAATTACAAATGTTGCCGGGGCTCCAGCGGCGGGGGCAGCGGCGGGGGCTGTGGCGCCTGCGCCAGCAGCGGCGACAGCACCCGCAGTACCGCCAGCAACCATCATTGTGCCCATTGCTTCGGCCTTGGTAACGTCGAGTTTGTTAATCTCCATAATCATCGCAGGAATAGCTGTTATGACTTCCATAATATTATTAATCACTGCCCCCATATCCTTAAAAATTGCTGCTACGGCTTTCAGCGGCGAGGTCAGAACACTAAAAGCTTTACCAATTTTGGTTATATCGGGACCGAAACCCTTGAGGGCTTCCCATAAGGCAGGGCTGTTTTTCTCAAAGATCCTATCTTTGAGTCTGCCGAGCGAGTCGATTGGATGTTTAATATCGATGTCACTGAATGCGCCTGTCATAAAATTCCATGCCTTTTTCGTCGTCTCGACAACCGATGTGAATGCCTTTAGGCTTTTCATGATGATCTTGAACTTAAGCGGAAGGGCGTCAGCAGCTTCGTCAAATTTATTTTGTGCCCATATCTTAATAAGTTGTATAGCCGCATCCATAACCAATTTCCAATCAATGCCTTTCATCGCTTCGGCAATATCTCCAAAAAAACCTCCAATGCTTTCCGCCATTTCATCAAAAGACGGCATCTTTTTCATAATATCATCCACAAAAGCACTGATTCTGTCGGTTATAGACAGTCCGTCGCCCATGTTACTAAAGAAGGCTTTAATCTCGTCGACCCCTTTCATAATCCACTCAACAAAACTTACGATGCCCTCACCAAGCCATGTAGAAAATGCCTCTACCTTTTTTAAATTCTCAGGCGATGCAAGTTCCTTCATGAAATCATTAACTAGCTGAACTGCCGGCTGAATAACGGGAATAAGTCCTGCAATTAGGGTCTGGAACTGCTTTTGAAGGTCATTCACGCTTGCCTGTTGGGTTTTGAGCTTTGTCCATTCCTCCGCGCTCATTTCAACTTCTTCGTTTACAGTCTCCAACTCACCAGAGAGAGCCATTGCTAATTCGCCCACATCCTTGAGCCCCATCGACTCTGCATACATCTTCTTTTGATAATAAGACATATCATCAAATGCCAATCCTGCACTTTTTACCGAGTTCACGAGCATTTTAAATCTTTCATTGGGATTCGTTTCCATCATAAGATCCATCGCATTTACAAAGTTCCCGCCAAGCGCGGCATTTAATTGTCCCGCTTGCTTTGCTGCGCCCTCAAATGTGTCAAACTTGAGCGCAACGTCTAATAATCTGCTCACGGACAAGCCGGTGGTGTCCGCTGTTCGTGCTAGACCTTTAAAAGCTTTTATTCCGTTCTCACCAAGTGCCGTCAATTCGTCACTGACAGCCTTAAAATCGGCTGCCATCTTGCCCGGCTCTACGCCGATATCCTGGGCAAGCACAGTCAACGATCCGAGAGAGCGCGCAGCGGATTCCGCAGTTTGTCCCATTCCCTTTGTCATGACTTGGAACCCCTCCGCAGTGTCGCCGGTGGCAACGCCCAATTTCTCTAAAACGAGCGTTGTGTCCACCATTGTCATTCGCGCCGACTCGCCAACATCCTCAAAGTCAGTAAAGGTGCCCATCAGAGTTTGCCACGCGGCAGTGATTTCTTTTGTCTCAACGCCCTGTTGACGCAACTCTTTATACATAGCCGAGGATTCATTGGCAAGTTCTTGACTCACTCCCGTAGTGCGTTGGATTTCTCTTCCCATGTCGACAAGATCCAGTGTCAACTGAATTATATTATTGGCCATGCCGGCAATGAGACCCCAAAAGGTCTTATCCAAAAAATCCGCTATGCCGGTGGCTCCAGACATTACCGCAGTAGTGAGATTTCCGAATTGTTCATATATATTTTCTACAGTAAGAGCCTCTCTGAGTTCAACTCCTTGCGTGACCAATTTAGTAAAAGATTGGGAAAGTTCGTTTACGGACTTTTTCTGCTTGTCGACTAGCTCAAGCTGTTCCTCTAGTTGATTAATTTTTTCGCGTTGGGCTTCGCGGTCTTTTTTATTGGCAGTGTCGGTGGCTTCCAATATTTGTAATTCCTTTCGGGCTATCTCAAGCTCTCCCTCTCTTAAAATCTTCTTATCTTTCCAAAGATCGCCGGCACTGCGGTGCTCTTGGTTTTGCTTCTTGAGGAGTGCCAACTCTTCCTTAAGAGACGCGTTTCCGTCTTGGCGCGCCTCGTTTATATCGAACGCGGCCTTGGTGAGATCCCCATATACAGCCCTTAATGCATTGGCGGTAGTCAGGTTCTCGCCGGCAAGAACTTTACCCTCGTCTTCCAACTTCCGAAGATGTTCTGCAATGCGAAGATCTTTTTCGGTTGGTCCCGAATATTCAAAATCAGCCATGAATAAAGCCCTCTCTCATTCTACAATGTTAAATAGTTTTTCAAAAAAAAAGTCGGGCTCCTAAATTGGAACCCAACCTTTGTTCACATTCCCATGTGCATTGGGGCATCCGGTTGATTATGCGCACTCAATGTTTGGGAGCCACTTCCGCCACCACTGCGAGCTTCTTCAATTGCTTCTTTCTCGTCTTTAAGTTGTTTTAATAATCTTTCAACGAACCACTTGCGCAAACCAACCGGCAAATTATATGCCTCCGAAAACGACCAACCACCTGAATACTTTAAAAAGAAGAACTGTTCATATATGTTCTCTATATATTCATCTGTCAGGCCAAAAAAAGTCCGCGGTGAGCGGCACCTCCATTTCTTGCTCGTAGCCACACTCTTCACATTCAAACTGCTGAGAGAGATCAATGTTTGGTGCGGCAAGACGGTACGCCAAACGTAAGTGTCGAGAGTCCATTGAAGGAATATTATCAACTAAGTATTGTCTCGCCTCTCCGGAATTATCTCCGTTAACGGAAAGAACAATACCCGCGATTTGTCGAGTTATGTTTCTCTCATTCGCACCCTTCTTTTGGGTGCCCGATACTCTTCTTTCGTCGGCGCCATTTAATAGCCGGAAAACAACAGTTACTTTCGTTTTTGGCAACTCTACACTAAAAGTTCCATCTTGATTGTCTACGACACCCAAATCAACACAATCCTCCCCGCAATACACAGTGGACTCGTTTAAATCAAATGTATATTTTTGATTTGTTCCGCACTCGGGACATGTTACTCCTGTGTTGTATTCGTTGCCATATCCCGAAATTCTCGTTGCAACGATAATGGCGTTTTTATCGCCAACCAACAAAGAATCAGGATCAATCCTTTTGTCAGCGATTAAATTCTGAAGCACCCGATCTAATGCAACGCCCTTTTTAAGAAGAGTGCGGGAAGTAAGAATGTCCTCTTCCTTTGCAGTCATCTGTCTGATTTCAATACTATCCTGCCCACGAAGAGGATGCCCTTCTGGGTAGAATTTGCCTCTCGATGGCAATTCAACGAATTCTGTGGGGACAACAAATGAAAATCCCTCTGAATTACTCTGCATAACGTTAACTGGCGGCGTCTCAACATTCATATTTTGAGTGCCACCGATACGATCTTTATTTCTTGACAACATTCACCTCAATTTGTAATTTGTCTATGTTTTTCGATTATTGGAATTAGAAGAATTGCTTCGTTCCGGCCGGGAGGTCCCCGATAGTGGAAGTGGAGCCGCCTGTCGCGACCGAAAGTTTCGCCCAATCATATTTGAGCGTAACGCTAATTTCTGTTAGTGCATCCTCGCCATAAGCCAATTCGCCATATTTAACATCTTTTATCCATGCATTATAAAGCTCCCACGTTTCAAGGGGGGATCCCTTAGCGTCCAACTGCGATATGTAAACCTTTCCAAGAGCAGAAGCCGCAGTGGCTTTGGTCATCGTACTAAGATCGCCTGAATTAACGGGCGGATGGTAGCCGCCGCCTTGAATCATTGATGTAAAGGAAGCCGCCATATCTGGATCAATGGGGTCGACCAAGGTAACAGTAACCGGCTCCCACGTAACGGTTCCGGGATACCAGAACGTATGATTTAAAAATTTGTGATCTGCTTCGCCAATCGAGAACGCAGGCTTACCAGCAGATTTTGCCCACCAAAGAAAGCTTTGGTCTCCAAATCCCGTAAAGGTTACTTTAAATCTAAATTTTCTCTTTGGGTCTTTCAGACCACCAGCAGTAAAGTTTTCTGACCAAAATGGCATTTTTTATGGCTCCTTATGTTTCTCTATTTTAATTAGTGTTGTGGAGGAAAATCCCCCCACTTCTTTTGTTAGTCGTCGAACGATGCGCCCGTTGACATAATCACGAAGTCGATTGCAATAAATTCAATTGCTCTCGCTGGCTTAACCATAATCTTCGCATACAAGATGTTCTGATCGATTAAATCTGGCGTTGTGGTAGATTCATCGAGAATCAAACGATAATCGGTGATTCCAAAGCGCGCTTTAACATTAGTAAGCAGCGGATCAATGAGTGCCTTGAATCTATCCCAAGTATCCTGCACATTTTGATCGAATAGAACCTGTGAAGAAAGAATCGAAATTTGTTTCTTGAGATAAATTACGAGCCTTCTAACATTGATTCTATCTAGTGCGGACTGCTGTTCCTGAAGGGTCTTTTGCCCGAAGACAACGATTCCAGTCGAGGGGAAGGTAGCAATCGGATTAATGTTTGTTTCATAGAGTGTATCCCTATCTTTGGAAGTAAGGCGCTCTGAAACTTGCAGTACTCCAATTCCGGCTGCACCGTCAGAAAGACCGCCGCGATTGAATCCTGCTGGAGCAAACCACAATTCGCTCCTGGCTTGTGAACTGGCCATAACCCCCAACATTGCAACAGAAGGCGGAATCCAAACAAATTGGCTCGTATTATCATCAACAGTTTTTACCCAAGGATAAAAAGTGCAACCATAACTTGAGTCGATAACCCGGTTTTTCAATGCAGTGGCTGCTGCGGTGGGCGTTGTGCCAATTCGGTTGCTCTTGTTTCCGCTATCATACTGCTCGGCAGCAGGCAAGTACACGCTTGGAAGATCGATAATCCCAAGGGCATCCGCTCGCTCTTCGCAAGTCCTTACCAGTTGGGTGGTCAACCCCTCCAACGTTAGTCCAGGAGCAGTCAAGATATTCATGTCAATAAACTCGGGATCGGCAACAGTATCGATAGCCCTTCTCCATGTATGATAAATATAATCAGTTGCTTCAGTAGAAGTGCTCGTCATTCCGCCGTTGTACATCGGATCTGGATTTAGGATATTAAATCCATCAAAACCACCCCAGAAGGGAGCCGTAAATCCTCTATATCCATCGCTAAGTGTGGTCGACCATGTGTTGCTGCGACCAGCCATGCGAGAACCAGAGAGCCAGAAATAATCGCCTGCGGAAGTTTTTACTATATCGTTCATGGAGAACATATAATTCCATGCCGAAGCGCCAGAAAGCTGACTTGGATTCTGTGAGGCATATGAGGTAGGATCATCTGGAAAATCACCATAAAGCAGTCTGTGATAATCCCCAATCCCCGGCATATTTACTGTCGATGCTGCGGTACGGGTGGTCTGCATTCCGAAATAAGCATTCTTCGGATCCGACATGCCGCCATCTGAAGCACTCAATCGTAAGAGTGTGGTGGGGAACTTGAGAGAACCAGTGACGGAGCCGACGCCGCTTTCGCTGGCATTGGGACTTCCGGAAAGGATCGCATTAGAATCTGCACCGAGGAGGGAAGGCGTCGGGAAATAAATGAACGTATCGTCAATTGCGGTATCCGTATAACTACCGGTAATGGCTCCCGTCGCCTTGAATTGCGGAGGTCCAAAATACCCAAAGGGCAAAAGTGATTCGTTGGTGGCGCCGGCTTCGGCGTCGGAATTCATCTCAACATACACAAATCTTGATTGATTGGGGAATTCACCATATGTCTTCAGCATTCTATTTGTTGAATCCCAAGCCGTATACTGATCTCCAATTATTCTAGCAACAAAGTTTGGAGATGAAGGATCGAGGGTCAAATTATCGAACCTTTCCATAACTTGTACATTGTTGTCGGTATCTCCTATTGCCCTAATTACCACCGAGAATGTACCATAATCAGTAAGGGTTGATGTGGGCTGCCTAATGTTTGCAATTGATACTTTGCAATTCTTATGCAACCATTCTCCGTGTCCGCGACCGATCAAGCGGAAAAGCTTTTGCTGGTCTTGCGGCTGGAAACTCCCGTAGGTGCCCAGATCCTGTCCGATAAACCAGCCTGCTTTGGCCTCTTTGGAAGGAATTCGCATCTTGTGGGGCCCTAGGGTTGGGCTAACGTTTTGAGCAATCGGAAGAATTACAGCATAGGCGGCGACACCGACAAGACTGCGACGTAATTGCTCTTGTTCATATGTCTCGCCAAGCCAATAATCTTCGGCGGCCGTAGAAGCATAAAAAGTACCGGCGGGGCTGCACAATTGTGGATTCGTATTGAACTGCTTTCTAATGAAAGATGACCCCTGATCATCAAAGTTAAATTGAATTTTTCTGGTTCGGCTAGCAGTTGAGCTAGAAGCCACAACTGTGAATAAGTAATTGCTATCCGCAGCAATAACCTTGCCGACGCCTTGTCCCAATTCGGCGGACGCTGCTTGGCCTTGTACCAAAGTACCACTTAATTCAACGGAACCTGACTGGTTCACATAAAATATTGCGCCAAGTCTGCCGCTTCCAAGATTGTTATTTGCAGCCCCCGCGATAGATGAACTTGCAAACACCCACATGCCGAATGCACCACCATTGTCTTCGGCGCTGACCGCTGGGGTCGTATTGTAGGTCTGCCAGCCGGCTTTACCAGTTGCGGTGGCATTTGTATCTTCTTGTCCCAAAAGGCGAATATAAGTGAGGGGAGCCACATTTGCATTTAAAAATGCTTTGGCTGCATATGTACCGTACATCGGGGACTGATAATTTCCGTCGCGGTAAACATCGCCACCACCATTACCAGGAACAGTTTCTCCAAACGTTTCGACAAATTGAGAATATGCACTAACTTTTATAGGCTGCATCGCCATTCCGCGTCTGGATCGACCAATGACTACTGGTCCGATAGCTTCGGCTGATTTTGGAATAAAGGAGTTATCAATTTCGTTGATGAACACCCCAGGAGATACGAATTTAAAGTTTTTTACTGACATATGTGGTTCCTCGCTTCTAAATAATGGGATTTAATTGCGGTACAATCATAGTTTAAATAGTATTTTGAACTTCAAAAGGCGGGGGAATCCAGAAGAAAAGCGAACTTTCAGTTCAGGATGTAAAATTAATAAATCCCTCGGGATCTTTGACAATTCCTTCTTGGGGAAAGGTAATTTCTACAATATTTTCCTCCACCCTTACAATTGGTCTATCGTCATTCTCGCCTTCCCCTATTAAATACCCCAAAACCTTAATAGTAATCTCCGTTGTGAACATTCTCGCATCTTCACCCATACTAGCAATATTATTACTATGTGCGAAGCCCTGATCTATAGATGCCTCATATAGATGCCCATTGCGGTACATGACGAAAGCATTTATTTGACCAGTTCTGGCTATAAATGGAGCAACCAAATCGTTCATCTGTGTTTGGTATTCAGTTTTGATGACAATTTTATAATCCACGTTCACATAAACAGGAATTGGAATTGACAATGTTTTAACAACAATCTTTTTATTTACTCTTGGATAATATCGCTGCCTGGCGGCTCCTGTATTGGTCCTTGTTCCGTCTGCGACAGCAAAATTGCGAGTTTTATCTTGTACAATCTTCTTTGCTATGATCATTCTACCGGTTCTGCCGTTTTTATCTTCAGAATATACCTGCGCTTGGAAAGTGCCCTTTCGTGCTGGATCTTTAACAATGCCAGTTCTCTCAATGCTAACCAGTGGAAGTTTTAGGGCTCCAGCATCATCTCTTAGAGATTTTTCATGTTTAATCTGAAAAGAGCGCTCGGGGGCCTGCCACAGTACTGGAACCTTGGTAAATCCCTCGTTCGTGTTGGCGCTTAATCTTAAATCTTCTTTTAACCACGATACCATGGCATAATCTATGGTCTCTATGCTCGATGCTAGCATTCCTACCTCTTCCAAATTATAATTGGAACCCGCGGGCAGCATGGCAAAATCAAAGTTATCAGGTAGCATCAAATAGTCCCTTCCTCGCCCTCAAACATCTTGCAGAAATTTCAAAAGCCTGTTTGGCTTGACCAAATAAGAGTTTAGGTTCTGCTAACTTAACTATCTCGTAATAATAATCTCCATATAAAACGAAGTCACCTTCGCGAACGTACATGTTTTGATCTTCTTCGAGTCGTCGCTTGTGGAAATGTACATTGATCTCCCACGACCTATCGATTCCGGCGCTATCCATATATGTTGTAGAATAATCAGTAAATTCAACCAAAGCATAAATTCTTATCGGAGGCAAATATGTTTTTTCAACTGCTTCGCCGTATAATTCATGAAAATCTGTTCTTTCGATATCAATCGGATAATATAATATCTGTTGTCCGATGACTTTTTCAATTAATTCATCATTTACCTGTTTAACAAGATTCCTCTCCTTCTCTCCAAAGAAAAGAGGAGGAGGTGGCGCATCGGGTCTTTTCCATTCATTTGCCATTCATCTATTATCCTACAAATATCGGAAGAGGGGTGGCTTTGAAGGTGGATGCTGCTGCTTCTGCCATTTCGGTTTCTGTCTTGGCTAATTCTGGATATGTAACGGAATCAAGAATTTCCGTCAATTTAGTTTTTAAAGCTTCTTGCTCATCTTTTGCCTGTGAAAGTAATTCGGAATGATTTAATGTTACGGTGTCGCCGGGAATGGGCATCGTAGTAAATTTACCACGAATTTGCCCAAGCATTTCTTTGCAGAGCGCAAGACAGTATTTTCTAATCCACTGCTTTCCTATCGCATTAATATTGGCGTATGGAACATTGTCAAACGGTACTGTGTTTAAGTTATTTATGCCCTTTCGTCCATCATCATATCTGGCATTCTCGTCCCACGCATTTTTAAAATCTACATAAAACTGAACCCAAATTCGTTCTGTTTCGTCATATCCCCAATAACTTGGCGTAGGGAACAATCTTAGCATATTATCTTTAAGTTCATAAGCATAATTTGAAGTTCTAGTAGTTATGGAGTCCTCATACATTATTGCCTGCATCTTATTTTGCCATGTCGGAATAATCTCAAATGTTGAATCATCTGCAAACTGCCCATATGTGGAATAGTTGCCTACAACCCCAACGCCCCCATAGTATCCATAAAAACGCCACATTGCGCGAGGAGACCGAAAAAAGACTTTTGTAATGATTACCCTGTTGTCCTCAACCATGCCAGCATAATCAACGGCTTTACCTCCATCATCAAGTCCCGTGGCAGATGCACCCGATATGATGGTTTGCAAATCGTAATCTTGCTTATCTTTGGTCGGCGCAAACGAAGCCGAATAAATGGGGTTAGTTCCCCCCATGTTGGCGAGAGTGGAGGCAGCATCGCCAATGTTGCGCGCCTGGGCAACTTGAAAGCGAGGATATCTAAGGTTGACGCTAGACGGACCACTGGCGAGATCCCCCTTGTGATCAAATGTCCCCGTTTGATTCCCCAAAACGCTTGGTAATATATTCTTTCCTTGATGTAAGTTAACAATATAAGAATATTCCAATACTGCCTCTTCATACGCGGCATAAACATTTGCCGGGGTTAATTCGATATCTACAACATCACCACCAAGCTTTTTATATACATAACTAACTTGTAACGATGCTCCGCTTAAGAAATCGGTGGATCCCGTATATATCCCAAACGGAACTGCGGCAGCAACAAGGGCTGCGCTTCCTGTCGAGGTCAATACTACTGTGCTGGTGTTTGATTTAGGATTTAAGGCTTGCGTTGGCATTCAATGGTTCTCCCGCTGATGTAATTAGTTTATAAAAAGAGAAACCCCCAGGAGTGCTGGGGGTTCTTCTGTTTTTTCTCTAAACCGAAAATCTCAAAAAGTTGCCGGCGGTATTTTTCAGCAAATTGGCTTATGCCGTTGAATATGCAATTGCGTCAGCTTTGCCCGACCCAATCGCTTTGCCATCCAAGACAAAGTGCCACTCGTTAGCGGCTACACAGGTGAATACTGCCGTGGAGCCAATCGTCCAAGAAGAGTTTGTATTGGCGCCGGTGATAGTGATTGTGTTATTCGCATCGGCAGGGCGCTGGTATGCCTGGGGCAATCCTCCGGCGCCGGCGACGACTTGAGCATAACTATTTACCGAAAAAGTATTACTGGTGCCGGCAGAAATGGTCAACACCCCCGAGTTCACCAAATCAGCATTCTGAATTATTGTAATCTGCTGACCTATTCTTGCAGATGTGCTATTGGAGGGCAACGTTACGGTCTTTGCATTAGACGCAAGATTACAAAGAAAAATCTTTCCGTGATCACCATTGGCTATCCCAACGGCATCGGTGTCATCGGCTATGGTCGTGCCGGCAGTATTTGATATATTTGTCACTTTCGCCGTTGCGGCAACCTGCATGCCAGCAGCCTCTGTAACAACTGCCGACGTAATAGTTGGTGACGTAATAGTTGGTGACGTAATAGTTGGCGAGGTCATTGTCACGCCTGTCGTCGGGGCGATCTTCGCCATCGCCTGATATCTTTTCTTTCCAAATGCACTCATTTATAATCCCTCCTAAAGTTAACTTTGATTATATTCTTAACATTTATATATAGTTTCCACAAAACAAAAACTCCCCGCCGAAGCGAGGAGTTTTGAAAGAATATCAGATTAACTGATTATCTTATTTAGGCACCGGATTCACCAAGGAGTCCACGCACGATAACAAGACCGTACATATCAGGACGAA